AGCGCCGCGACGAGGAGATTGCCGGTCGCGGGGCGCGTCGAAAACGTAACCGCCGGTTGGTTATTTGAAGCGTTGACTACCTTTTGCTGGACAACTTGGACCGACGTCGTGCCCGGCCCGGTCTGCACACTGTCAGCGAGACTCGCGGTGTATGTCTTTGGCGGCAGGCCAGCATTGTAGTGTGCTGAGACCTGTGCTGCAGTGAGGGCGATGCCATAGATAGCCGCCTCATCGATGGTTGCGGCTGTGGCATTAATGCCACTCGGCTCGCCGCCAATGATGAGCGACGATGAGCTTGTGTAGCTCATCGTCGTCGAATAGCCGCTGTAGCTGTACCACAGTGCGCCGTTGACATAGATGGACGCGGTCCCACCAGAGAAGGTGCAGACGAGGTGATACGTCGTGTTGGCCGCGAACGCATTTAGACCATTTTGCAGGCCGTGATTGCCAAAGCTGAAGTACGGCGTGATAGACCCGCCGTTGTTGGTCACAACGGCGGAATATCCGCCGGTGTAGGACACGAGCCAGGTACTGGTAGAGGTACTGGGAAGCGATGGAATCGTGAACCAGCACTCAATCGAGTAGTTGTCGGTAAACTCAATCCCGGTTTGCCGAGCGGTCGTAACGGCGTTCGTGGCTGAATACGCCCCCGAAGGGAAGGACATCGCGGCGTCGCTGCCGGTGACTAGCCCCGTTGCGCCCGTCGTTACACCTGCGCCAATGGTTGCGTTATAGGTACTTCCGCCCGTGCCCGAATTAACCGCCGTCGTTCCGGTGTCGTCAAGTCGGTAGTAGACTACTGGGTTATCAGCGAGGATGGTTGATGAATACAACGACATAGGGGTTATCAATACTACAAGAGCGTCGATAGTCGAACCGAGAGGTTGGTTAATTACATAACTAAGTGCGGTTGTCGTATCTGAAGTGAGTGAGGTTCTATGAAAATCAGCTTGGTTGGTATTATATCCAGAACCACCAGAGCCAGCGTCTTGCGTAAGTGCCGCTGGTCCTGCAATTGGTGCGCCGGTATTTGATGGAATACCAATTAGTAATAGGCAGTTCAACGAACTCGGGGTAACAGGTGGCGTTGAAACGGTCTTTGCATTATACGTTCCATAGGTTTTCGCGTGTGCATTGATGAAATTTGTACTTGCCTAACCAGATATTTCATAAACATGAACAGCGCCATTGTCACCCGCCAAACCTACCGTTGCTGGAATCTGTGTTGGTGATTCTCCAGCACCAGCAATCTTATAAGCCGAGAGTTCATTAATCGTTGCATTTGGTGGAACCTGAGTATCAATAACTGTCCAGCCAGCACCAATAATTGGGGCATTGTCATAATCAGAAACAAAGGCAATGAGTAAATTACCAGCAGTTGGGGCACTGGTTAGTGTGACAGATAAATTAGCTGGTGAACTGGTTATTGCACTGTGTTGCTGCTGTACAATTGCTAGAGCCATTGAACGAGTTATTCCTAAATTAGAAAAGGACGGCGAAATCGCCGCCCTTCACGTTTTGTTTGTTTATTGGTTACGTTTCCGCTTGTAAATATGGCCCGTTCTAGAAACACTAATCTTCTCGTTTCGTTCAAGCCATTTATCGGGGTTTTCCTCACGCCATTTAGCTAAGGCTTCCTTTTGGTTGGGACGGCTTGAACCAGATTGACCGCCCGCTTTGCGTTTGTTGGCTAATACAGCCTCGCGCAGTTCGCCCGTAATTGGTGAAGGGACTTCCAACGTAAATTGCTCACCATCTTCGTGCTTCTTGATTTCATTACAGTTGAAGCATAGAATTTGGTAACGTCCCTCGGTATCATCAAGCATATCTTTGTAATACTTATTAGGCTGTTTCTGCTCTTTACGATGCTGTGCGCCGTCACCATTTACATGGTCTAGGGCCAATGCGCGAATGTCTTTGTCGTAACCACAGTGGGCGCATTTGCCACCGAGTTTTGCGATAACTGCTTTACGAATATGCTTGGGATTACAGGCGTTCTCTAAGTGACAACGTTTGCATCTTACCGAAAGGCCGTCGTACCTTGCTTTGTTTTTAAAGAAGAACGAAACGGGATATACGTTACTACACTTACCGCAATGTTTGAATTGCGATATGTCCATAATTAGGTTATAGAACAAATCTCAAATATTGAATGTCTATTACAGATTTATGGACCACGAGACTGTAAGTGAATCGCCCGAGGCCAGTGTTGCTGGTGAAGCAAGGTTGGCTTCAACAAAGAGAACACCAGCAGATGATGCATTGAAGATTGCAGCCGAGTTAACCGTCTGTGCGCCAGTTGCCGTGAACGTCTTGGTTAACTGATATGATGCTGCACCACCCAGGGCGGATGGAGCAGTATAGTTTTGATAGGTTGCAAGGGCACGAGCGCAGCCATTGGCGACAATTTCGGATGCCAATGTGGTATCAGCCTTAGCCGGAGTCAATACGACACTTGAAAGGGCGATATAGTTAGCTGGGTTAGCGGTAGCCGAACCCATGATGCCTGCCTGCCAATTTGCTCCAGCGTCTACACGCGAGTTAAATGAAACAGGAAGTTTATCAATCGAACCATCGGCACGAGAAATAACGGCAGTAATGGCGTTGCGTTTCTTGGGTACTAAGGTATCAGCGAAGGCCCGTCCACGAAGAACGTTAATGCCAATTTCGGCACATGTTTTGAATTGCTCGAACATTATTTTAGAAGCTCCTAAAGAGACTATTGCTATGAGTTACTCAATAGGAGATACGCAACTAGAACATAGTGTGTAGCCTTGACGCTATTTTAAGAAGGTCTTAGCAATCTGATGAGCATGACAAAAAGCCGAGCGATAGTGAGGCGGGATATTGGCTTCGTGATGTAAGAAGTCCGCAAGTATCCCATCAAGGAGTTCAGCTATTCGCTTCTTGTTCGGGTACTTCTCTAACTCAGCATGAATCTCATGATGCGCTTCTTCTTTGTGTTCCAAACCGCGCCTACATGTGTGTTCGCAGTGCATATATGAAGCAAAGATAGCAGCATAGTGATGATTTTGCATCTTACCTTCAGGTTTATGTTTTGGAGGACGCATACTTTAGACTCCGATTGTCTCTTGACCAAGGGTGAATGAAACCGCCTGAGCAGCATTATTATAAATTGTGAATGTTAGAATCTCAGGAGTTGCCAAAACGAACTTGATATCCGCATCATTCGTAGCGGTTCGCTGTGTTGTTCCATCCGAGGCCAGCACGTAGGTATTACCTCCTGAAGGACCCGGAACAAAGTATGTCTGCGTTCCAGACCACGAGTTCGTGTACTGCGCATCCCCGGTGCCATTATTGTTTACCATGCCGTAGATGGTCCACGTGTAGACCCCCGTGTGACTCTGAGCAGCATCATAGTAGCGATAGATGATGGGAACTGACGACACACCTACGGGATGTCCGTTAGGTGCCCAGGTAGGCTGTGCTCCCAACGTTGTCCATGTAGTTCCGCCATCAGTTGAATACTGAAAGGCCAAATATGTCCCAGTTGGGTCTTGTAATTGAACACAAACGTCATTGGTACCAAACGATGATGAGGCACCCTGAGCCGTTAGGGATGTCAGGTTCAATTGCAGATATTGCGTAGCAGAGTTTGGCGCAACTGAACTTGATGCAGTCAGATATTGCGACGTTGTACCGGAGTTATTGAAGTAAGTGGTTATTGGGTGATTTACGTGATTGTAATCGAAGGCATAGCCAGCAAATGTCACTGGAAATGATTGAGTACCCGGGGAATTGCTGTTGTTGGTTGTGATAACCGCATAGAGATTAAATTTATACTGCCCTTTGATAGCCGCCGCATTTGAATAACCCCAGGTACCAACCGAGGTTATAGCCTGACCATTAACAACAACATTATTATTGGGGTCGAGAATATTCATGTAAAGTGTGGATGCCCCGTAGGCATTGCTGGTTGGAGTCAAGCTCGAAATATAGACTCCAACTTGTACGGCTGTCGATGTTGGCGCGTCAATATTCGCATTGTTATCCGTTGTCGCTTGATGAACTGCTCCATTTGAGGTTGGGTACGAATACGTCGCTGGGTTTACATCATTATTGTACCAATAGAAATTTCCATTGACGTTGCAAGCATATGATGATGTCCCGGTGTTTGTGTTTCCGGTAATCTCTGCGCGCGCGTACACATTGTATTGCGTACCAGCCTCTGACGTAACAAAATAGGTATAGTCACCAGCAGCAAGATAGCCACAGTCCTTCACCCATGTACCATCAGAGGTTCGAGTGATAACCACATGCATTGCGGCTGACCCTTGGGCATTAGATACGTTGGCTACAGAGTTACAGTGAAAGTTTAATTGTGTCCCGGCACTTGTAGGAGCAACCATGCCTGCGGGTGTTTGAAAGATTAGGGTCCAGGCCGCATTATTTGATGTGTACGCGGGACTTGCATATGGGTAGGTCGTTGTGCTTGTACCAGTAGCAGGTGCTGATGTATCAGGTGCTGTTGTTCCACCCGGGTCAGTAGTAAATTGTGGCTTAAGAAACCAGGTGTAGGTTCCGGTTGCTCCTGCCCCTGCTGTTGAAGACAATGATGAATTACCCGAAACATTTGTCCAGGTTTGAATGGTCACACCACTTGGGTTTTTTAGAGTCACATTCCACGTGATTGGAAATGATGGATAGGTCCGCGTATCCCTTGTGGTGGAGCATGAATAAAACCATTGGTCTGGGGTTCCGATTTTGTGCCAAATTTCAGTGCTTCCATAGGACCCAGTGACGAATGCAATATTTGATGGCAGGCTATAGTTCAAACTCAATGCTCGCGCAGAATCACAATAGGCATTAGCGCCCGTGTTAACAGCCTGACTCGCGATATATGCATTGCCGGAAAGAACGTAGCTCCATGTCTGCATTTGGCATCCAGCGTTCGGAGATGTTGTGTCAGTATAACTCTGCACACCCATTCCGAGGCTTATGTTTGTCGAAGCAGTGGTAGTTGTTGGATAGCTTGTTGAGCCTGAAATGGTCGCTGTGCTATTACTACTTAAAACACCTGAATTATGCTGAGTCAAGGTGTAGGTGGTTGGGTTGGTGTTTTGTGTAATAGTGGCAGTCGAACTCTCAGAAGGTATCGTGTATTGCTGAATATCTTCAGTATAATTTGCTGTGACCGTGTGAGTAATAGATGGTTGGTCTGAACCGCTTATAACGGGGCTATCTGCAATTGGCGCACCCTGCGTTACTGCAGAACCCGTAAAATTGACGGCCACATTTCCAACTCCACCCGTTGTGAACTTATTGTGTTTGAACCTAACTTGGCAGTTTCCGCTCGCTGGCAGCATGTAGGTATTTGTTGCAGGCGTTGCGGATGTGGTATCAATAGCTGTTCCAACGTCATAGGTGATTGTTGAGCCATTTATGATTGTGCCATTGGTTGCCAAATAGGAACCAGAGCCTTCAGAATACCATTGATAAGATGCGCCATTGCGAATATTTGAGAGAGATGTATCATAGCGACTCGTTGCCAACTGCGTGTGAATGATTGAAACAGATTGAACTTGATTTGTTGATACAGCACTGTTAGTCAAATACGTGTTTCCGCTAGTTCCCGTTTGAGCCGTCGAACTAACAGTTGAAGTGATTGGAGAACCATTCGCGCCATAGGGAATAGTGCCAATCAACTGACCAGCTTGAACTGTTCCATTTGGCCCGATGGCAGTTTGCACAGCAGGCGGATTCTTGGAATAAAGCATCTGCCCATTGGTATCAAAAATACCTGTCGTCTTTGAGGTGTCCACAGACCCTGCTGCAATAGCTGGACCCTGAACGGGATTGCCAACGGTATCCCCTAGGACCAGAACATTGGACACATCACCAGCACGGTATCCACGATAGCGAAGACCAAGCGTGTAGACGCCACCAGCGCCTAAGCCACCCCATACACAGTTATAACCTCCGCCAGAGTTTGATGGTAGCGTGTTGTAGACGGTCCAGTTATTTGAATTGTTGTATGGTTGTGCAACTAGCTCGACTGCTTCACACCAAGAAGAGGCAGTTGTTCCATTGATGTCAAGTGTTATTGGTGTCTGCGCATCATAGGTAGCATTACCAACCGTTGGATAGGCAAAGGTTACAACACCAGAGGTTTTGTTTGGTGTGATGTTTGCAGGCATGGCAGGGAGATTATTAGCAAGGACGTTCAACGTTTGGGATACCGTTGTTGCCAATAATAGTGGTGGGCTTTCAATAGATTTATTATCCACCAAACATGCGTAGAGGTCGAAAGCTTGACCTGAAGACAATGCTCCGTAGATGGATGTGTACGCCCCAGTTGATGTTGGAGTCAAATCACCTTTGAAACTGCGTTGTGATGAATACTGGCCACCTGCTGGCACTGAATAAAGTCTTACGTTCGATAACCAATCTGGATTTGTAACAGACAATGTGAAGGTAAGGGCAGCATCATATGCTCCACCACCTGCCACCGGATAGGTAGGCCCTGAGACTGTCGTGCTTGCTGCCAGTGCAGGCGGAGAGGCAAGATTTGGATTGCCTTGCATCTGCTTGTTGCCAATAGAGGATGCATTGATATTTGGACCACTTATACCGCCCTGATTTCGACGGTCAACACCATGTGTAATAGTGCCACCAAGGCGAGTCACTGTCCATAATGGCACGATTTGATAATCAGTGTATCCCTGCCCTTGGGGAACCGTAAGACCTTGGAAAGTCACCATCTGAGGCGACGTTACGACTGTGCCATCTGTGTTTCTATAGAGATACGCAACCGTGTATGTGTCATCAGTTGGAACAGTGAATGAGAAGGCATTGATGTCGAATTCTACGAGGGTGGTGACCCCAGACACCTGCAGATTCGCATTCATGACGCCAGCCGTAACATTGAACACGGAACTACTCTGAGCATAGGAGCCCTGCAGGCCATTTTGAACAAAGCGGTCTGAAAGATTTACTCCACCAGAGGTAATACCAATGACCGGAATATAGTGCTCAGTTGCAATGCCCTTCATAATCCGATTGATATCGGGAAGCACTTCTGCTCCTGTAATCTTTATGTGAAATTGCCCTGGTGCCGAAGACTTCCAACTTAGTTCTGTGGTGAGAGGTGCATAATTCTCGACATGCGCATCTGTAAATCCAGTTACTGAAATGTAATCGGTACACGTTGGGATTATGAATGATGGTTCGACATCAGTCACATAGTGGCGAGCCGGATAAGCAGTCTCATTAAGGAGCGCTGTTCCCCAAGACCTAAGGGCATCAACCGAAGTAAGTGATGGATTCGAAATGACCGATTCTTTTTGGCCATATTGGTTCACAGAGTTCTGGTCAAAAATGCGAGCCGTAACCGGAGAACCTGAAGCATCCTTACCGCCTACAAGACTGTAGGTGTTTTTTACTGTGGTTAAATCTTGGTCATGTGTTGTGTGACTTATCACAACATCAAATAGACCATCTCCGGTTGATGATTGGGTGTAGCCCGCTAAATTATAGGTAACTGTTGGAGTTGTCGCCTGCACTGTGCCAAAATGCAGCACATTCAATTCATCTATCCATAGACGGTAGACAACATTACCAGAATTTCCATTGGCTGTCTTGACGACTTCTTGAACCAACTGCAAGAGTGGCACTTGTCCATTGACGGCAGTATATTGTACGCCCGTTCCACCTGTCCCAGTACCAGTTGCGTCCATAATGAAGTTTGAAGCATTGATAACCATGTCGAGCGACGACTGATATTTCTTCAGGGCATTGTAGAGAACCCAACCACATTCATACTTATTGATATTGTCGTTACAAACGAAGTCGCCAAGCTCTTGAAAATAGGACTGCGTTTCAATTGGTTGCAATCTTTGGCGATTAACATCAGCATCAACGACAGACAATCTTCCCGTGTGAACCAACCGCAAGACGCTGGAGCCCAACGCATAAGCATTTGTCATGTGTTGATTGAGAGATACAACGTTTCCAGCAATTGAGGTAATTGATGCTAAATCAAAGTGAACGCCATCATATACGGCAATTGTTTGCCCAACAGCGAAGCGCGTCCCATCCTTAACTGTGAGGGTTGTAGCGTTAAGAGCACTGGATACGCTTAACAGGTCGCGATAGACGTAGCAGTCTATGCGATTAGGAGTGATGAGGTTGGATAGGTCTTCAGGTGCCGCATTAAGTGTGTATTTGGCGCGACCAATTTCTCCAAAAGATGTGCGTTCAAGCACCATCGAATCAGCATTGAGGATTTGAAGAAAGGTGGCGTTAGCATATTCGCCTTGATACAGCAGTAGTAAAACATCAAACATTGGGAGTGCCCTTAGTATTCATTTCGATTTCCAGAATTATGTGTACGGTTTCTTGCGATAGCGGTTTCAATTTGCAATGCAAACTCTTCCACGCCACCAGCACCATAAATACGAGGATTGTTTATGGTTACAAGAATGGGTGGGTGATGATGAATTGGGTCAATACCGCCCGCACCAGATGGAGTAGGAACGCCAGTTGTTCGACTATTCGAAGTCCATGCTGATGTTCGGGCGGTATTGAAGTCTGGCGCTAATCGGTCAAGCGCAAAGATTGGGGAAGTTGAAGCACCACCAGAGGCAATCTTGCTGTTGAAAGCACTTCCGAGTTTTTCATAATCAGTTACTGAAATCTTGGTTCCATCGGATAACGTGAAGACGCCATCCTTCTCATTGGAAATGCGAATATCACTACCGCTTGCACCAAGAGCAAGAATTTGTTTCGCAATAGCATCACTTGCATTTGCTTGAGCCCAGGCATACATCTGGTGAGCCATGTCTTTGGCTGTATTCTCACCAGAGAATTTTGATTGTGGGCTTATGCTTGTCCCATTGAAGTTACCAGAGACACCGTTTACATCAGAAACAAAGCCACCGTAGTTTTGTGTATCAGCACGGTCCGGGTAGTTTGTGGCTGGTCCCCAATGTGGCCCAATAGCTCCGCCAGCTAGACCACCAAGAAGTGCTCCACCAGCAAGAATTGCCCAACCTGCGGGAGTGAACATAGAGAGGCCAGCGCCCAGAGTACCAAAAGCACCACCACCAAAGCCTAAGGCTAGGGCACCCAAGCCACCTGCGGCAGCGCCCGCAACTCCACCAATCATTCCGTTCGTGGCGTGGGTCTTTTGAGCACCTGTGCCAGCGCCTTCCATGCTACCAATAAGACCACCAACACCAGCCGCGCCAGCGAGAACCATTAATCCGGTCATTGCTGGAGTGGGAGCAGAAAATGGACTTACGCCACTAGTGGAACCCGTTGTTTTGCTAAGGAAGTTTGAACCAGCGTCTTGGACAACAACACTAATAGGACTAGAAGAAGAACCATTTGGTCCATGCGCACCGCCACTAGAACTTGCGCCAGCCAAGGAGAGAATACCACCAGCAGCAGATGAACCCGTAGCAATACCAAGTGCGCCCATAATCCCTTGGAAGAGTTTGCTTTCGACAATCATCTTTTCGACCATCGTGATGAATGCCTTAAGGATATCATCATAGATGGACTTCAGTTCACTGCTAAACGATTTATGTTTTACAAGTAAATCACTTAAGAAGGTGCCAACGTACTTCTCTTCTTCTGAGTACCGTTTTCTAGCAGCATCTATAGCCTTCGTGTACTCTGTTGTTTGTAATTGTAAGACTTTATCATATAGAGCAGCATCATCATCATGGATTTTTTGATTCCAAAAATGGTGGACGTCAAAGTAGTCTTGGTCTTCTTGTTTCTTGGCCGTAAGCAGTTGTTGGTAATATGCTAGTTGCGCTTCGGGAGATAAACCATAGGTCGCTTCGGTATCTGTTTGTTTCTGCTGTGCGGCGGCTTCTTTATCATTGAAGGAAACCATCAGATTTTGCTGTTCATTTACGAAGTTTTTTGTCGCCTTCGTAGCTGCATCTAATTGTTTCTTACGCTCGGCTAGAGTTGCGTTAACGCTTATAAGGTCTTTATCTGACTTTTTGTAAGCAAGTTGCGCAGCAACTTCAGCAGCAGTTGCGTCGTGTATCGCCTCTTTGTCATCTTTACTGAGTTTGGTTTTTCCACTAAGCGACTCTTTGAGCCCATTAAGAGCATCAACAGAATCAGTATACGCATCGTATTTCGCTTCTAATGAGATTCGAGCAGCATCTGCGGTTGTTTTCTCTGTTGTAACTTCCGAAGTAAGCTGTGGCAAACTTTTTATTGAGTTCTGATAGGCGCTATAAAGTTTCTCTTCAGCGGCTGTCTTAGCTCCAACCGAAGTCAGGGAATCGTCTATTTTTATCTTATTCTCGGCCTCTGCCAAGGTATCTGCATCCACCGCATCAGCCAAAGCTTTTTTTTCTTTGCGGATATTGTTTAAATCTTCTGCGGCTACATTCGTCTTGGTAGCATTATAACCAGACCCAGAACCACTTTTTTTCTTCTTCCCGTGTCCACCACCAACCATTGTGTGGTCATCGGGAATTGTGGCGGGATTGCCGGATTCCGAACCATACGTTCCGTCCGCATTATCGCCGCGTTTAATAAAGAGCGCAGACAGATTTTTCTTGGCCTCGGCTACGTCTTTGGGGTTCTTGTCAGTCGCAATGGTTAGCTCTAGGCCAGCCATCTGTTGGCTCATAATAGCGTTGGGACTATCTAAATTGCCAGCTTGAGCAGCCTTCGCATTATTCATGTCACGAATAGCGTTGGCTGCATTTCCTGCGGCTGTGCCGATAGCACCAAAGGCATCTGCTAAGAGATTCGCGCCAGGAATCCAACCTGAAATGGAATTAAATAGCTCTTCCAAAGCATCATAAATGTTGTGGATATCACCCAGTAGGCCAGCAATCGTATCATCAACCGTATGGACAACTGAATCCATGTGTTGCATTCCCTCGATGAACGCAACGATAGCACCACCGATGAGCAAGTTTAATCCCATCGTTGCTGCGGTTTCAGATGCAACGAATTCCCATACTGAAGCAGTTACGGCTTGCAATGTGGGAATAAAGCCGACCGTGAATACGGAGGCTAGTGTCTCGATAACCGTTGTGAAGGCTCCGCCTCCAACTACCGTGAGTGCAAAGGACCCTTGTAATGCAGTTAGCGCACCAACTGCTTTAACCGCGATAAGTACATCAAAGAATACTTCTACCAGGTCTTTATTGTTTGCTAGAAACTCTGTAAAGTCGCGAATTGCTTGCGCGGCATTCTCAATAAGTTGTTGTAGAATCTGCCAACCGTTATGACTTCCAACTACCTCCTCTGTGAGGTTATGTACGCCATCTATAGTGGGTTGGAATGCAGCTACTAAATCGTTGAAGGCAGGGATTATTTCTGATGTTACTTCGTGCCCTAGGAGTTCGGCTGTGTTGGTAAGGTTGTTGATGAAGTCCACAACCGGAGGACCATCATTCTCAACCAGACTTATGAATGTTTGTACAAGAGCAATAAGAGGCTGCTGTAAGTTTTGTCCAACGCTTTCCTTAAAGGATTCAAAAACGTTGCCCAGTTCTGATAGTGCGCCAGGTAGTGTATTGAGCGCAGCCGCAGCAGTTCCACCCATCTGCTTTTCAATTGCCGTCAGAATGTCACTGAACGACATACCAGCCTTGATGGATGCCTTGGTCCCAATTCCAAGCATGGTAAGAGCCTGAGTGCGTCCATGCATGGCCTCTACTAAAGCGTGGTTAACTGTTACGAGGCTCTGCCCGGTAGCTATTGACGCATCTTCAGCAATGCGGTTCACCTGCATGGCTTCGGCTACACCCATGCCTGCTGAGGTGAGTTGCTTTAGGGCATCAACTACTTGGTCACGTGAAAATGTGGTTGTTCTCTCTTGAAGGTCTGCGTATTCGGCAACATCTTTAGAGAGGGTTTTCCAATCACCACCCTGCGCAGTTACAGTAGCTCCAAGAACCTGCATTGATTGGTTCCACTTACCAGCGTCAGAAATCGAATCTTTGATTAGCTCGAAGGAACCAAATACTGCTGCAAAGCCAGCGGTTATAAGTAAGAGTGCGGGTACGGCCGACTTCAATGACGCAAAGGCTTCTACGAGGCCACCAATCTTTGCAGCGCTAGCCTCGGCACTCAAACCCATTGATTCTAAGCCAATAGCCACGGTACGCGAATGTAAACCAACATCTTCAAGGAATTTATCAAGTACACTGGATGATTCAGCCGCAGCAGCAAGACCCGCACTGGCTGCTTTTGCACCACCTTCTACTTCAACCAACCCGCCTGCAGCAGCAGGTAAGGATTTACCCGTCAAAGCTTCAAATTGCGCGATAATACCCGCAAGTTGAGTTTCAACTGCGGTCATATCTGCGGTTAGCTTAATAGATGCTTCCATATCAGCCATGATGAGTTACCTTATAAATGAAAAACCCGCCATGACTTTGTTTTAAAAACGATTTGCACCGTTTATTGCCACGACGGGTTGGTAGGGTTAGCTACCTATTTTATTGTTTCTATTAACCAGATAGGGATTTAGCTACAGCCATTGCAAGAAGTTCTGCTTGTCGGCGTTCAGCCTTGATAGCGAAGTAATAATCCAAATGAAGTTGATTGAGGGTTAACTTCCAGAGTGCTTCTTCTGTGTAGCCATGATAATGACGTACAACTGCGATTTCCTCGTAAATACCCCTTATTGTTTTGGGTCTTGTGGCTCCTCGTTACTCGGTTTTGTTTTACCAGTAATCATTTTAAGAACCCATTTGAAAACTTCTACTGCGCCCTCTGGTCCGAATTTGCCAGAGAAGTCAGCCGCATTACGTCTGGTAACTGTTGCAACCAACTTAGCCATGGCCTCTTGAACACTTTCCTCGAATAGAATTCCAAAGAAGAGTGGGTCATTGGGAGACATCGGTTTTTCACCCTTGATGTCTTTAATTACAGACTGCATCAAGAAGTAAAAGAAGCGAACCGAATTCATCACCTTGTTCTTGAAAATATCTTCAAGCGTAAGCTCCACGGGAAGCTCGACCTTCGTACCATCAATAAGTGGTACGGTCACGGTGTCAGGCTCTAACGTTTTGAGTTGACTATCGACACTATCAAGTTCATGCTCGATGTTGTCGCGTTTTAAATTTACTGGCTTGCCTTCTGAGGAAGCATTAATCATATCTAGTTTACGGCCCATTATGTTTTCTCTTTTTCCATTTTTGCCCATATAGTTGGTAGCCTCACATCCGCCATGGGCTTAACGGATGTGAGACTCTTTTTACTCTTAGTAGACAGTAGCAGCCGTGTTTTTGATGATAACCGAGAGGTCATCACCAGCGCCGGGAGCAGATTCAGAAGCATCAAACTTGACTGTTTGCATCAAGATATCGTTTGCTTTACGATTCACAACAGCATCAAGAAGTGTGATATTTCCCAAAGAGAACGAAATAGATGTGTTAGCAGTCTGAGCGAATGTGAACACGAGATTTGCACGAGGAACGGGTCCATTGATTGGGCCAGTTGTAGCGCCCCAGAGCAATTTATTGATAGAATCAGCGGTTGAAGTGTCATAGGTAACAATGAATGAACCGGACACTGTGCGCATCAGGTCCGTAATGCTTACGGGCACACGGCCAGCAATGGAACCATATTGATACTTCAGATTGGTCTTCAACTGAATGTTGAAGTCTGTGAAGTTATAAGGAACACCCTGGAGTGTTGAAACCCCTAGACCCGCATTTGCCGAACTCATGTGATTGAATTCGATAAAATCATTCTGCGAAAAGGTTGGAGAAAGCGACGTTGCGGGAAGTGGTGCCACGGTTTGACCCTGAACATCGGTCTTTAGCATCAAGAAGTCACCTTGTTTGATACTGATGTCGATGCCACCAATGCGGCAACCAACATATTGCTCCACAATACCCTGGCCATCATCAGCAGAGAATGTGATTGACGGAATACCTGTGGCGAGTGTGAAGGTGTGAGTGTAGGGTGCGGCAACGCCCGTAACTACTTCTTTTCCCATGGCCCATGCAAAGAGTGGGGCGCAAGAGGCGACATCCGTATAAGAAGTGACCGTACCCTTAACTTCCATTGTTCCCGAAGTTGGAGCCGGACGACCAGCACCTTGACGGACAGAGTTACTTGTCTGCACTTTGTTTGAAAAACCGATATTATGGTCTGAAAAGGGCAAGTAAATAGTTGGGGGAACTGCCGTTCCGAAAGTAGTTTCTTTACCTAACCCCAAGACTGTGCGAAAGCCTGACGGTGCAAAGCTATTTGTTGGCATTATTTGGTTTCCTTATCATCAGAGAATTCGAAGCCCGTGGTTGTTACGGTTTTTGGAGTGGAATCGAAGCAAGCTTTACATACGCGCTTTCCATCAATTTCAAGCGGTACGCCTATGCCAGTTTTGGGATGGAGAATAGATTCATCCAAGGTTTCTTTAGCACACTTCGAACACGTAAAGTTTGGATTAGATAATTCGACTTTACCCTTCTTATCTTCCTTAACGATTTTGAAAAAGGAATTCGAAAGGACATCAGTTGTGAGATTGACCGAAACCCCATTTATCCGAACACTAGCGTCATCAGGAATATCCTTAGTTTCGCCAACAGTCCAAGCAGAAATACCTGGATACTTATGCTCAAGGGGAATGGAGTGGAAGTGATAAATGTCCATCTCAACAATTGGAACGTACTTAATTTTCATAACTTTTAATCTCTCTATTTGATATACTCAAGAGTTTTATCAAATGTAGTTAGGCGATATTGATTTGCTGTGTAACTTGGAACATTATTAAGCCCTCTGCATAATAGACAGAAGGTGATGCACTCTTATCCTCTGCTGCATTGGTGGTCAACAGGACATCTAAGATTTCAGCCTTGATTGATGTCCCATTAAGCGCACCACCAACATCTAGATTGAATGAGCGCAGGATAGGTTCAATACCATTGCCTGAACCATCATCAATAATTAAATCTCTTTGCGAAACAGCATCAGCCAAAGTTGATGTATCAGCCGTTGTACGAACCGAGATGCTGATTGCAAATGTCAGTATTGACTTCTTGTGAAGAGAACCCCAGATTTCTTCCTTACGATGAACTAGCTCTACACCAACATAGGGATAGACGTTGGCTTCGGGAAAGGTCGTCGTGCCAATTGACCTAACGGATGCTAGAGTGCCAGTACCTTGTTGGGCTGTTAGCCGATTAATAATTGCTTTGTTAGTGGCTGCAGCAATACTTGAATTTACAGTTGCCATTATGAATTAAATGCCCTTTGAAGTTGTGCTGCGAATGCTTTTTTAGCGACCTCTTCAACCTGAGCATTCAATACCAGATAAGGACGCGCCGGAAGATTTCGAGGTGAATAACCGTAGTTTTGAGCAGCAGCATATTTGACATTAGAACCAACGACTATCGAATCATCACCATCAGTCCTAAAGATGTTATGCTCATCACCAATTGATAACGAACGAAGCAACGTCCCGGTATCCCACAGCATCTGATGTACACGCTTTGGTTTGTAGTTCGTAGACCAAGGAGCCCACCCATTACCACCACTTGTGATAGTCTTCTGAGACTCGGTTAAGACCGCAACGCCTGACGCTTTTAATGCTTCCTGTTTAGCCGCTATCATACGCTGAAGACGGGCTTTTATTTGTTCAAAGCCCTCTGAGGATGCTTCGGCCATACGTTACACTCCGATATCTGTTCTTCGCAAGTGCAACTTCGTATTGAAAATGTTGATGGTCTTGCCTTGAACTTCGTACTTTATATGCTCGCCTTGAACATTGGTTTCGTTCTCATCCATCAGAATGTCACCAAGCATGATGGGTGTGTCAACAAAGGTATCTGCTATATACATACCTGAGAAAACTGCACCACCTTTATCATTATTTATGATGCCAACCTGGTCTTTGAGCAAGATTGATTCGCCCGTCGAAATAGGTGTTTGTTTACCTGTTGCCATCGGGATAATGTTGTTGCCTACTACCTGCGTTGCATTGCGACGATAAACCGTGAACGTTTTGGTTGCCATAGGATATACACGGTTCATTAGAAGAACGACCCGTCTTCGCTATAGCCAACACCATACGGCATAGGAATGCGTGTGTGTTTCCTTATGACTTTTTCAATCTCGGAATCCCACCAATTGATTTGTGGTCCCCATTGTCCACCTTCATACTTGATACGTGAAGGTCCATCAGATTGAATCTCAACAGCGCCCTGAAATTGCTGGTCTTGAAAAGTTGAAGTTGCGAATGATGTTAGAAGAGTTACTGCAACCTTCTTCGCGCAAATATCTTTGATGTCGGATGGGATATACCAAAAGTCATAGTCAACCGTCACTACATCCGTGTTTGCATTCGGAGAGTTGAACTTAATCCCAGTGAACCCATTCGGACCAACCTGTAACGTGTAATAGATGTTATCAGTCTGTATTTCCCATTGGTTATTTGCTGAGGAATCAATAGACGTAACCAAGGTGTAGGTCGTGTTGACAAGCTTCTGTCCATTTAGATAGACCGTGGGCCCAAATTCAGGTGGTGTAGTTGGGAAATAAATGGCTTCTTTTGTGTTTGTTATAGCGGTTGGATTTGCAAACACGTAATTTTGGCGGTCTGCCGACGTTGGCACCTCACCAAAAATACTTCTAGACCAACCGAACCAAGCATCAACTTGAACGTTACGACTTGATTTGAAGAACGTATACGCAAAGGGTGCAAAGAATGGGGCGTTTGTATATGGTGGGAACGAAAGGATACCCGCAGGGCGGTCAACGTTTATATCCCAATCGTGAGCAATGCGACTTAGACTTACTGGATAAGTGAAGTAGACATCAAGTTCGTTCACCCAAAGCACATGCGAGTGTGGCAGAACCATGCGAGATTTGCCATTACCATCCATCTTGAATCGTAGACGCCGGGGACTAAAGAAGTTATGAGTCTGAGCATCAATGAAGTCGGTCGCATTAGCAATGACAGATTGAATCTGAGCATCCGCTACATCCCCATTGGAGATGGGATACACATTACCAATCAAATTCTTCACATCAGCTACCGTGCAATAGTTTTGATATTGCGGTAGCGAGGGAAACGTTATGGATTGCGTCATCTACTAATAACCCCTTGAAAGCGAAAGACCGCCGCTGATTGGAGCCAGCAGCGGCCTTTCAATGTTGCGCGAACGTTTGTTTTAGAATGCCGAGAGCAATGGAACCGATACGTTCGAAGCAAGTACGTGTGCATGTGGGTTACGAACCGCGAGCACACTATATTGCTGTACGCGAAATGGTTTAGCATCCTGTTGGATAGGTTCACCAAGATTCATATTGACCATAAGGGGTTGCATTTCTGCAATCACAAGGTCAGCAGGGTCGAGCGAGAGACAGAACACATTGTCTGCGCCGTAAGTATACGTTGCAGTTGGTGAAGCTGGTGTACCCGAGAATGTCACGGTTGTATTACCAGTTGCATCTAAACCGAATACTGGGGAAGTACCACCACCTGTGAAGGTTGGGGCGAGCCATGCTGTACCAGCCTGGTCGTTACCAGCAACTGTGTACACGTTCTGATTAGCAAACTTATATGTCTTGCCCGAGACAAGTGTGAGACTCTCTGAAGCGACCGCAGTTGGTGTTTCAGCGTATTTATCTAACACAACTGGAAGACCATTGATGGTCACATTCTTTGTCAAAGCAAGAGCATAACCAATTGCGGCATCTCCATCAATTCCCATGAAGCGAACCTGATTGAAGGCAGCTTCTTTTAAGAGAGAATACACACGGGGAGAAGCGACATATGCCCCTGGTTGATAGCCTTCACCCTCTAGGGCTGTTTGCATCGTGGTGAACATGCTGCGATTGGATGCGGCACCAGCGCCAACAATACCAAAGGTGCTTGAAGCACTGAGCGAAGCAATAAGTCCGGGATTAGAAGCATTACCAGGGTCACCAGCATAAATCGAAGCGTTCTCTTTCTTGAGAACCGATTTGGTGGCCTGACCAACGCGCATTTCTACGGCGTCAATGAGTTCCTGGTCTGCAAGAATGGCGGGATTGCTGATAAGGCCAGTGTGATAGATGAACGACATCTTAGCTGTATCCTGGCGAAACGAAGCATCAATAAGCGAAAGATTTGCACCATCGGCTTTGAGTTCGGCTGCTCCGTGGTCAACGACTGTATCCCAGGTGTAAACCAAGGTATTCCAAGGAGTACGCTTGATGATATTTCGAATGGCTGGCTGACGACGAGCCCAGTCAGAAATAGCCTTAGAGAGGATAATAGGAGACAGAACATTGTTGTTGTTTGTCGTGCTAGTATCAAGGGCTTTACGAAGGTCAAAAAGTTGATTATCCATATTTTTTAGTGACTAATTCAATGCAAGACGTTTCTTTAAAAGAATCGTGCAATAAGCATTGCCTTTCTCAAATTACGAGTGTGTTTAAGGGGTGGTGTTATTTAGCCACCGTTTATAGGAGCATTCTGCGAAGGGATTCGCCCAAAGTTTCATTTGTGTTATGTAGTGATGCATCTACGACTGGGGCATCAGGATTAGCTGAACCCTTAGATACAACAGTTGTTAGCCCAGATACAGCATCTTTGATTTCAGCAATGACGGACTTTCTGAAATCATCTAACTTATCATCAAGCGACTTCTCAACACCAATACCCTCGCCCACAAGGCTCGTATTGTCGTCATCATCACCATCCATAATTGATTCGCCTAATACATCATCTGCATCAGCACCAAGAGCAGCGCGAACCTTTTGTTTAATAAGGTCGTCGCCAGCGTCATGAATATCTTTTAGCGCAGTCTTGTTTGCTGCTGAAAAAGTTGCGCCAGCCTTAGCAATGGTTACTTCAGCTTCGGTCTTAGCCTTAGCAATCTCACCAGTAATATGGGCTTGCATTTCATCAGACTTAAGCATTTCTTCAAGGGTCATAGTATCCTCAGGTTGGGAAACAATTACCTCATCAGTTAATGCTTTGGCAATTGCGAATGCGAATGTATTGGGGTTTGCCGGTTTACTTGTAAGCATTACATGACTTAAAAAAACTTCATCAATCACGCGGGACTTGCCAAGATAACGACCTTTGCCTTTACCACCAATCGAAAATCCAACTTTCTTGGACTTCTGAACTTTTTTGAATGTGCGAACCGCAATGGGGTCTTCGCCATCCAACTCAGCCCTGATGTGGAGTCTGCCACTTTCAGCCTTGGCCGAAACGATAGACCCAATCTCATCAGTAAACTCGTGGTTATGACTATTGATAACAACCGGAATACCAATAGCTGATTTAGCCATACGCTCTATAGCTAGATTTGATACTGTCTCGTTCTGTAAATCAGTATCCACCGTGCTAGCAACACCTTCGAGGAATAACTTGCCCTCATTGGACTCAGCCTTCTCGATGTCAATAAAAAAATCAAATTGCATGGTAATCTTAGGTCCTCTTAATGGCTATATACGATTATTCGCCCAATGTTATAAATTTATGGATTAATAGCAGCAGAATCATCAAGCGTAGTGAGTTCATCTATAACCGCAGTGACAATACATCGACAATTTGGATGCGCGGGTGGCTCGGTATCACCACTTGGAAAGGCATCACCTATAACAACAATCTCATCAGCATTTGAATCACAAACATCACAACCAGACGATTGCACATTCCATTGCCACGTTTTCATCCCAATAGACTCAAGCGTTGAACGTTGAGAGAATGAAGCTGCACGGGCTGTTTCAGTACGAGCAACGGTATAAGCCCAATCACTTGTCTGCATTTCCCGAATCCCGTTTGCTGTCGAAAAATACATCGAGTCACTAAGATAGTTATCCCGAATAGATGTGACAATGTTCTTCAGAGTATAACCACTCTCGGAAGACATCTCAAAGGAAATCTTATCGAAGATGGCTTGCGCCTGGTCATCACTAATCTGTGAAAAAAGATTATCAGCGTGTTCCTGAAGATACTCAACTGCCTGCGCGTTTACAACATCGAATTTAGGTGTGACCTTGTATTCACTGGTAAGCTGCACAATAATATCTTTGATAATAGGCTCAAGAGCATCAGTTATCTCTTGCGTAAACTCATCACCATAAGAAGCAGCAACCATGGCTGTGATGTATTGCAGAACATCATCCTTCAAACTCTTACCAATACCCTCAAAGCGTTGAACAACATTCGCTACCTTGAACCGCTTCGTAAAACGCCTACGGGCACCAACCAAAGCGCTCTGCACAGCACGTAGCACCGCAGGCTCATGTTGGTCCAGTAAGGCATGAATGGATTTAATCGACTTCGAAGAGACTCGGTTCCCAGTGGCCTTAGCTAAGGTGGAGACTGCCTCTAAATAAATAGACAGCATTTACAACGCCTTTCGTAAAACCCTAATAGCCTTTTTAAGAGCATCCTTAGCTTCATTCAATGGCTGGTCGTCCACATTGCTATCCATAGGAGGAGCAACAACAGCAGGAGGAAGAACTGACACTCCAATCTGGTCAATTGGGATAATGGCATTACCAGCAAGGATGAACGCCTTATCACCACCCTCTAAAGGTGGCTTATTCTCTTCCTCACGAATCTCATTGATGGTCTTTAATCCAAACTTGACAGCATTACCCTGCATCTCTATACGAGCCGCAGCATCATCAGCATCTTCAAGAACTAACTTCAAACTATAATCCAAACCGTGATTCAAGAAAGCACTTATGCAATCACGGTTTAGGTGAGTCTCTACCTTGTTCGAAATAGGACGTACCGTATTCTCAATAAAATTACGAAGATGGTTGTCTGAACCAGCACCATTCATCGACGTACCAGCCGAAGAACCAAGCACACTTAAAGGCACACCCAGACACATGGCAATAGTTTCCATGTGGTCCTTGCCAAGTGCTAAGAAATCACCATCCTTAGACTTCGAAATGTTCTCAATTTTAAAATCAGGACTCGTATTTACAATGCCATTAAAGGTACTATTCTCACTCTTGTATTGAGCAATAAACTGCTCATAAACACGCTTTGCCTCTTCTTCAGCAACATTCGGAAGATTGATAAACCACTCCAAAGCAATGTCATTAAGAAGAATCTTCTTCTGCCGCTTATCAACTAATAAATCTGTGGTAACAACCGTAGCCAAAGACTTCAATGGAGACTCACCATATCGCGGGTCCTGAGCATGAGGATGAAGCATGTGAATTACCTCATCACACTCAAAGGTAGCCTTCTTACCGTTGCTCTTCCACTGAATGTACCGAAGCACATTACCATCATCATCAACCACAACTTCAATCTGCTGGGCTGGCAAAACACGCATGAAGCCAGGAATGCCAACAGGCGCAACTGCACCAATGATATCTTCAGCCTCTTGCTGGATATCAGAAATATAGTTGGCCATCGGAGCTAAAGCCTTCTGAATAATAGGACGTAACTTGTCAACATTAGTCTGACAGTATTGACGCTCAATGAAACACACACCAAAGACCATCAAATCACGATGAATCTTAAATAAGATGTCATGAGCCGAATCCTGCGGATTTGGCGAGTTCAAAAAGGCTTGAATCTCTTCTGCACCCTCTTCATCAACCTCTTGAGCAGATTGAGTCTCACCACCATCATTGGGAATCAATTCATACATCTTGGAACCCGCACCAGCAATAGCATCCACACAACGCTTCACCCAATGATGATTCTGATATAAATCCCAATAGACTTGTAACTCCCGCATCTTATCTTCCTGATACGGTTCATTGACAATATAGGAACCCTGAGATAATGACGAAGAACCAAAAGTGTATGACTTTGGCTTCTCAACAGGACCAGTAGCTTTAAATAGATTCTTCCAAATAAAAGACATAAGAAATAGATATCATCACTTCCGTATAGAAACAGGCTCCTAACTAGATACACAAGTTACTAAAGCCTTGTCAGGTTAGGCGAGCATAAAGCGGCTTACCATCAGGACCTAATCCTAAATACATGAGGTTAGCATCAACAGACACATCCTCAGTAGGCTTGTAGGTGGTCTTACTGATGGTGATGGCATGGCTCTTACCTTCAATTGCCCAGAGAACATAACGCAAGGCATCAATGAAGTTGTTATCTCTATCATATGGCTTCCCAGTGTTGGGATTATAGGCATACGATTCTAACTCGGTAATCAACCCTTTGCACTTCTTATCAATCTCAATACGACCAGCATAAAGCAATGAACGCAATTGGTTGATGCCAGCCTCAATTGAACCAGCACCCTTCTGGGCAGGAATAATACTCATGCCAGAATTACGATAAGAGAGCACGGATTCTTTGTAGGTATCAGAATAGGTCGTTATAACATGTTCTCTGGTAAAGGTCTTTGACATGATGTTCTTAGCGTTCTCTTCAGGTGCTTTATCCTTACCGTAATACTCACGGTAAATATAATGCTTACCTGTTTCACGGTCATAAGCCACCCAGAGACAGGCCGTATGACCAGATGCTGTTGCACCAAAGTCTAACCCTCGATAACATTCCCAATTGAGATTAACCTGGATATTACGGCAATGCTTTTCTTGGTCAAATACCTCACCAAAGACTGTACCTTCTGAAGAAACAAATTGACCATAGAGCATTCGACGCTTGAGATTCTCACTATAACCATAAGCAAGTTCATTTGCTGCCCACTTATCCTTGGCATACGGGTTATCATATTGAGATAGGCAACAGAGCCAGGTATCTTGTGGCATCTGACCGCCTACATAATTGCGCTGTTTCTCATCATAAACACCCGTTTCAATCCAATGATTGAAGAATCTCTTTGCTAGCCAATGTGTGGGTGCTGTAGGATTCAAGGTGCATATCATCCTTGCTGCAGGATAGTCAACTTGCTTCCTAGTCTTACTGCGTCCTAAACGGGCCCAGACCTCATTGAACACATCTGGTGAGGTTTTATCGGCTTCATCCAACATACCAATTGAACAGTTATTAGAAGCCAAGGAAGAGGCACCCATTTCAGAGGAACCAAAGATTATCTCTGAACCATTGATTGGGAATTTGACATTGTATGGCTTCTTGGTAACCCGGTAATCAACACCTCTGCGAAGCCCACGACCTTTTTCATCCTGTAAGATGATGTCAATGAATGGCATGATAACTGTTTCAACGTGTTCGAGTTTCAGGGTGACAATAATAGCCTTGGTACCAATGTAGTCTGGGTTATCTAGCATGTTCGATAATAGCTCGTATACCGCAGCCATCGTCTTACCTGTGCCAACACCTCCAGCTAAGAAACGGAAATTCTTTTTCCAATTGAGGTGAAACTCTTTAATCTTGTCGCAATGCGGTTTGTAGTTTAATCTGAAATTGCGCTTGTGAGGCTTTGTTGGGTCATGAAAGGGCATAAAGATAATACCTGATACGCCCAGTCGCTTCGCTCTGGGCTTCCTATAGGGCTAGAAGGCGGTTTAGAGCCATCTGGTGAGTCTTGGTAAGGCTGGATGGCTAGAACGGCCTTACAGGGCATTTCTGGGCTTCGTTAAGTCCTAAAGGGTACACCAGAAGGGTATGGCGTTAAAGAAAGCCCGTGGTTGTCGATGAATTAAGCCAACAACTCATGCTAGACCAGCATGAGCGACTTCCAGCACCCTATGTTTTCCTACGGGAAAAGTGAGTCTATGGCCTCTGAGAGAGCAACCTAGCTAGCTCGGCTGGCTGCGACTAAAGGTGATATCTGGATGAATTTCACCTACTGGGACTTTCTGAACAGCAACCTTCGGGAGATTGCCATAGACTAGAACGCCATCAACCGCAATCGTAAAGGTTGAATTATCATAGGTTGTGATGGCTATTTGGCTATCATTGACGTGATAAACGTAGTTTGATTGAATCATAGGTATCCTATCTTCTAAAACGACCATCAAGGATATTATCCTCCTTGATATTGACACTCACATTGGTAACTGAACCATCAGAGAATAACCCTAATACCTTCGCGGTTAACTCTCTATCGGTTGTTGTTAAATCTCTCCCACCCTTCGTATATCTCGCTAGCATGTCCTCAGCCCAACGCATGGTTAATTCTCGCTCCATCTCGGTCTTGCGCATAGACATAAGACAATAATGAAAATCAGGGTTCTTCTTCCAAACTCGTAAAGTCTGTTGATTAATCCCAATACGCTGACAAATTGCCTCTTCTGTTGTTTGACTGTCTAAATCAGCCAGTAATACAACAGCTTCTTTCTGATTTCTAGTCAAACGACCGAAGGGAGTTTCATCTTCACTCTCATCGGAGGGCATTTTTGCTACATTTTCTGATTTCTCTCCCCCTTCGGGGTCGTTTAATGCATTAACCCTCTGTGTCTCAAGGAGTTTTAGGGGTTCAGCATTTCGGATTTTTGCGTGTGTAATAGCATGTTGTTCGTTTTTTGTGCGTACCGGGATATTATAAAGCTGCAACCAGTTCTTAGCTGTTTTGTCATTGACGCCATATTTCTTCCCTAGCGCATAAACAGATAAGCCTTGTTTTTCATACAAGGCTTGTAGTTGTTCTTTTTCTGGTGGTGTAATAGGTTGTCCCATTGTTCGGTGTCCTGCTTAATACTTTTGTTATCTATTGTTATGAGTTGTAGTCATTGTTTTTATTTTCTTCTGCAGAATCTAGGCTTTGGACGTAGATGCGAACTCTTTTAAAGCATTGTTTTCCGGTCTCTTGAGTTTTCTCTATATCTTTAGTCCAATGGTGGGGTTGATATTGTCTCACGTAGTTAGCCAAGTTATTGGTAATGGCTTGTTTGAGGTAGATACCGAAATAGATTTGTCTTTCTGGGTCAAAGAGTTTCATGGCATTAAAGAGCGCTATTCTTGCGTGTTGCAGGAGGTCATCTCTTTCCAGGGAGTTTTTATTAGGTACATACCATTGTTTAACGAGTTTATTAATAAGGGGTTGATATTGCTTTAGGGCTTCTTCGTACTCTTCGTCATTTGGGTAGTCAACATGTGTAGTTGTTGTTATTATTATTTCATCATCATTGGTACTAATGATAATGCCGAGGTTAATATCATCATTATTGTCATCTGTTTCAGGTGGTTGTTTGTTTTTGTTTTGTTTCATCACTTCTGTTTGGTTTATCCTTATAAGCCTCTGGGTATTCGGTTTCAAATCTAACCATGAGTCGTTTAAGTCTTTTATTGGTTAAGTTTTTGTTCATTATTCTTTGGAAGTCATCTGGTGATGATTGTAGGAGCCAATCTAGGAACTTCTCGGTATAGGGTTCCCAGGTAGTAGTTGTGCTCATTAGAGTAATATTTTGTCCAGGGCTATGATAGCGTGGAGAACGAGTATGCAACCGATGAAGCCAAGAGTGATACCAAGTCCGATAGTGAGTGCAAGAGTCATGTTAACCTTTTTTATGAAAAGAAGTAAGTGAGAATTCTTCTGCTTTGAAGTGTTCATACATATGGGAGTAGGCTAAGACCTGAGCGATTTGAGCGCAGTCCTCATTAGATAATTCTTCATTGTAGTCGAGGCCGAAGGAATCAGCATAGGATTCAAGGTCAGCAATGAGTTCATTGATAGTTGGCATTTGTTTAGTCTTCATTTCTTAGTCTTCCGAGGTATTTAATAGGCTTTGGTTCTTTGATACCTTCCATTGCAAGATTCAAGTCTTTAAGAATTCGCAGGGTTACCCGATGAGCATAAGCCGTGAGTTGTTTCTTGTTGTAGGTTCGGAAATCAATCATTAATCACACCAAACTTCGAAGTATGGTTCTAGGAGGTCATCAAGGTGATGTTCTAGTTCATCTTTCGAATAGTTGATGGATTCTAGCAGGTTGTAAAATTCGTACATTGATAATGGTGACATAGTAGTGTTTTTGTTCTTCTCCTTACGAAACAATGCAACGAGTAAATGATGATGGTGTTTCTTGTTCTTCTCTACTGATTATAGGTATTCTCGTGTACCCACAATCGTTATCTGAGTGATGTTGTTTAATCACAACTCCTGATGTGGACAGACAGTTCCATTATTCACTTGACGTCCGCAGTTGCATGAAAAACAGGCTACGCGATAGGTGTTCAGGTCTACGGGTTTGGTTGTCAAGGCTACGAAGATATTGCGGAAGTGTTGATTGATTCTGCGCTGTTCACCACCATCATTATTGATGTGGTCAATAGTGAGGAACATTGCGTTATCCTCACCACAGCAATAGCACTTACCACCATAGGCAGCAAGAACATTCTGCTTCTGTTGCTTACGATAGTTGGAGCGATAGATTTGAAACTTAGCTCTAGCTCGTTTTACGGCTTCAGGGGTGCGCTGTTTATTATGACAACTTGAGCAAATTCTACGCCCCTTTTCAACAGGACGTTCACAGTCATCATTTTTACAGAATCTTTTCTTCTTCTCTGGTGTCTTCATGTTTATTAGGTATGCAAGAGAACACCAACCTGTAGTAGTTATAGTGTTCTCTTTTAATTATTTACACCACGTTTTTATAAGTCAGATTGCGCACGATGGAGCTAATTGTGAATTTGCAAACGTTCATCTGGGCTGCAATGAAGCTTTGTGTTTGACCTGTTGCAACGCGTCTGCGAATGTCTCTTATCTGGTCCTCTGTTAATTTACGAAGATTAGGCTTTGGGGCCAGGTGGTGTGTAAATCGACCGCGTTGGATGGCTTCGGCAATATTTTCTTTCGCAGTTCCTAGTCGCAAGTGATTCGGGGAGTAGCAGGGTGGATTATCACAGCTATGCAGAACATCTAAACTCTCATCGAACTCTTGGTTGTTCTGTTCCATAAACAGTTTAAGGGCGATACGGGGTGCGGATACGACCTTCGTTCCCCAAGACAGTCTTCCGTAGCTATTTCGGCCAGCGCCTTCCCAGATAATGCATGCTTGATGATTAGGGTTGTCTGTAATGAAGGTCACGACATCAATAATCTGTTGTTGGCGCTTAGGGGTCTTTTTCGGATTCTGGGTTCGTAATTGTTTTCGCTGTGCTTTAGCTTTTTCTTGAGAGAGTTTCACTGCTTCGGGATTTTCGCTCTTCCACTTCATGGTTCGCTTATTATGACAACTCCCACAATACGTCCAAAGCCGTTTCGAGTATTGTCTACGAGGATTTATCCCGCAGTCAAAACATGGAGTATCAAGGGGAAGTATAGGTCTTGCCATTTTTATGTTTCCTCTTCTGCACCAATGAGAATCAATGGAGGAGGACACAAACTCGAACATTGAATGGCGCAGGGTGTTGTGTAGTATAAGTGTCTTACACCTATTAGAATTGCGTGGCTTTCGGGATTCGTAACAAATAGGCGTACACAAATAATAAAGAACACCAATACCAGGACAAAGAAAAAGCACCCAACAAAGAATGGCATAAAATGTTGGGTGCTTCGGTGTAGAGCAGTAACACACGTTTACTGGTACCACTACAACTATTTCAATTATAAGTCAAAGACTGCAATTCAACGCATCTTCGGATGATTTGGGGAAGGGGGGAAAGCGGAATTGGGGGATGGGGAAACGTCTTCGCTTCGCTTCGACGGCGAAATCAAGGAAGAAGGGCTTAACCCCGTGGGCTAAATCATCAAAGTGTTTATAATAAAATTTATTCTCCTTAATCCGAAGTAGGAGATTAGAGCCATAGAAGCTCTATAGCCTTGCATCTACTACTAATCCTAAAAAGATATAATATTTTTATTCTCCTAATGATAAGTAGTAGATTTAATCTTCAATTCTCAACCTTCTCCTAATGATAAGAGACTATAATTATTTTCTAGTCTTACGTTTGGGCAATAGACGACTAAGGAGTATAAGGTAGAATCCACCTTGATACCAGCCTGGTTGCCCGTTCATCTACTACGATTGCCACGACAACGACAGTATTATCATTTTCAGATAATAGCCCAACCTTGCGGCTTATGCTCCTTGGCTCAATGAAGAGTTGCATTCATAGTCCCGCACTAACACCACTACGGTCTACCATAGGGGTAAAGGTCGTCAGGGTCCGCAACTTGCATGCGGTCACTCTTCTTCATGTGCTACTCAGACTGAATGATAAAGTCGAAGTGCTAGATTGATTATTCAGGATTTAGTAGAGTTGTTGTCGTCCTCCTTCGCTTTAATAACTAGGAACCCATTTGGCTCGTAGCTCTATGTACGAAGGATGACAACAACAATATAAAAAGACCCGGCGCTTGCGGCTAGTCAAGCATCAGGTCTTTTGTTTCTCATGGGTTTTCACCCTGAGACAACTTAAAAGTTTTCCGTACCAACTCTAACCGTATAAATTGATTCTATATATAGAGTATAGGAAAAATCTAGAGTTGCAGCATACTTTTTGAAAAATCTTTTTTGATTGATGGATAGTCGTCAATCTATAACATCTTTTCAGTTCTTAATTTATGCGTAAAGAATAAATCCGAAAAGGCTAGGCAATAATTCGACGCTGTAGTATGCTGGCAAAGCCGAAGGGGATAAATTCGCTTCGGCACTCACTCACTATTCTCTTTATAAAGGGCTTTACTGATGTGGCTTTTTTTCTTCTCTCTCGTAATTATAGTTGGTTTAGTGGCGAATCTTTACACCCTGGCAACTGTTCACAGAATTTTAGTGGAAAGACAAATCATGCGGGAATTGTTTGTTGGTAAAGCCTTTGAACCCAAGCCCCAGGATAATTCGATTATAGATGCTCATTTCTCGCTCAACTGATGTCTGGTCGCGAATCCATCATTCCAGCAATTCTACAATTATAGAAAGTTTAAGGAACATGCGTTACAAGGAGAATCAATAGGTTCCAATCATGCAATCATACTCAGTTAAGGAGGTGGCTAGACTATTGGGTCTTTGTCCTCAGGCGGTCTACAGTCTTATTGAAAGGGGTCGGCTTGAGGCGTTCAATGCAGCCTCGGACCTTACGAAACGGGCTTGTTTACGAGTGACTGAAAAGGCATTAGTCAAATTCCAATCTAATAGGGCCTCTTAAGGAGGATTTTTATATGCCTACTAACACCCGCAAGGTTCGCAAGGGGTTATGGCGAGCCAGGCTTACCTTTCCCAAGGACCCTGTGACTGGAATTCGACCTACCTCTAAGGATTTCTATGGGGCAACCGAGTCTGAGGCTGTGACGAAGCGCACCAGAGAGGCTCATGCCAAGCCAGGGATTGATAAGAATACCCGGTTTCAGGGGTTACTCTTAGAGTTCATTGACCGGGAACAGAATCGGTATGAGGCCGGGTCTATCTCTTGGGGTGAATTTCGGGCCCGCAAGAGCCGTATCACGGAAATGGTCTTGGTGCACCCCATAGCGGAACGCTTCCGGTCTATTCCTTTAGCCAACCTGCATCTCGAAGCAATGGAGAGCTATTTTCAAGCCATTGAGGTTCTCACGACTCCTCGGAAGTTTAATGACCTTCGAGAGGACCTATTTCTGGCTTTAAGGTTTGGCAAACATCGGATTCCAAGTCGGCCCGATGATTATTTCTGTGACATTAAGACACGCCGGGTTATCCCGAAGCAAAAGAAACTATTTGAGGCTGAGGTCATTCTTCAGGTCATTGGGGATGAAACCAAGCCCTTGATGGCTCGGCTTTGGGTTGCTACGATGTTCATTCTTCGTTGTCGCATGAATGAGACTTGGGCCTTGCGATGGTCTGATATTGATTTCAAGAATCAAGGCATTACGTTTGATGAAACCATTCGTGATGATAAGTCTGGTCCAATCGTCGTAGATTCAACGAAAACCGGAGAGGACGACTCTCGGGCTGGTCTAGGTGTTCCGATGAACCAAATCCTTACCTCACTCTTCAAACGTGCCAGAGAGGCCCGCAAAGGCGAGTCTGAGGCATCCTTCATCTTCTCTCAGGACGATGGGAAACCACATACCCGCCACACCTTCAACTTTGAGCGTATCCGTAAAGACCTCGGTCTACCAATCGGGCCGACTCCCTACTCACTCAAGACGTTGGGAATTTCGTATCTGGCTTCCAACAATGTTCCCGATGCTGTTTTGGCGCGTGGGTCCGGTCACAAAAATACCAGGATGGTGAGAACGACATATCGTAACGTGTTCGACCGTGAAATGATAGCTGCAGTGGAAGTCTACCAAGTAGCATCATCTGAGGGGTACTCAGAAGGGTACTAGAGTCCAAAAGTAGTACAAAACGGCCGAATCCCCTCACGGGCCATTAGCTCAGCTGGTTAGAGCGCATGCTTGATAAGCATAGAAAATGCCCTCTCCAAATTGCCACCAATGACAGGAAAGAGCCCGTAACCACGGGCTTTTTCTTTATTTCATCCCTTTTGAACCAACTCTACTGAATACGATGGAATATGGCTAGTTTCGATGCTGTAAGGGGTACTCAGAAGGGTACAAAAAAGCCCTGGCTGTTTGTAACCAGGGCTAGTTCGTTTGCTACGACTTACTATCGCGGGTATCAGGACCAACCGGAGGCGGAGGTAACGTCTTGACCATGCCCTTCCCGTACTTCTCTTCGAGCCATTTGGAGAACGGGAGGCTGAGTTCATGGGTGGCGAATTCGAGTGCCTGCACGTTGGTCAACGGCTTCTCTCTCTGCAGTTCTTTGGCACGTTTCGCGATAGTCTCGATACTCACGCTTTGGGTCCGTCGCTCATGCTCCCGTTGTGCCTCGGGCCGGGTGTCGATGTAATATTGCTCCCAATGCTGCCATTGGTCTTTCATGGCCGATGTCTTGGCCGAAGGCTTACGACTAGCACGGGTTGCCTTGACTTCCACATTGGCCATCGTCCCGGTCGCCTTAACGAAAGTAGGTGGCTTACGTCCCTTGCCATCATAATCGACTAAGCCCGCACCCTTGAGTTCAGCTAATAGAGGACGATTAAGTTCTTTAGACCACGGCAGGGCTGTTTTCCCTTTGAGGCTTTCGAGTAGAGTTGCAAAATATGCCTTGGCCTCTTCCGAGATTCGGCCATAGTCTCTAGGGTTATTTGTTGCCATAATATATAAAACTCCCAATCACAGTGATTAGGAGCATTGATTGGCCTTGGTCTGATTTATCCCTTTTTCATTCCCTTAACTTCGTAAACCAACGAATTGCTTCATAAGTCGAGAAATAGAACGTTTCAGAACTATTCTAAGCGTTGGTTCATTAAGTTCGCAACAGATTAAACGCCGGGCTCTTTTCTTTTTAACTATTTTTGGTTAGCGTGAATGTCTCACTGCCAATCCGAAAGGTAACGGGTTGGCCTAGCAATTCGACTTGAGTGATGGCTGTAAGGACAGACCTTCCAGCGGCAAATATTTTTAGGAATGATGTCATGGTCTATTTACCTTCATTGTTTGAATGGTTGTTGGTACTGATGTATGAACAAAATTTTGACCCATGAAGAACAACAAAGAGAGGATGATTGCTGCAGCAACTGAGCCACCAATTGTTTTCGCAATAGCTGGCCATCTATTGGCTTTGAATTCTTCAAGCGTTGTCTCAATAGACTTAAGAGCATCACGACTTTCCATTTTGTGAGCATCTAAGTCACGACGTAAAGCGAACTCTTTCATGGCCTCTTTTATTTCCTGGATATCTTCGCGAAAGGCAACCTTCGAAGTTAAATCATCAATCTTCTTCCCGGTGTCACGCTGATTATTCAGTATCTCTTGAAGAAGTAAGTTCTGTGGTTGTAGTCCTTCATCCATTTTGGTACAAATCACCCTCATAAGAATAGACCCGATGCTTTGAGGGCCTTACTAAGTGTATACGCAATTTTGGTATACTATTTACAACAGGTTAGCAATGACCTTGATACTGGTGACAGCGGTATAAAACTTCTCGCCAGCATTTATCAATTGTAACTGCGCTTTGTAATTTCCAGGGATAGGAAACTCGCTCCCAAGGGTCACATAGGATGCAATATTTTGCACCGTGTTGACTGCCATTGGATACGAAGAAACTTTTCCTGTGGTGTCTTGAACCAAAAGATTTACTGTAAAGCCAGCAAGATTCACACCGGGAGAATCAGTTATGGTTTTTCCGATTTCTGCTGCCTGGGTTATAAGAGTTGACATGTTGGTTGAATCCTTACTGCAGTTTGATATTCACTTCGCCTTCAGGAAGTGCCTTAAGACCAAGATTGATTGAAGAGGTTGTTGGATGTAAAACTAGCGGGTCTATTGAGACTCGAAGGGACATACTTACTGATGTGTTTGCTCCTAGTCCTAACTCTTGAGAGAGTCTCGCCTTCATGTTGAGGTCTAGGGGAGCAACGTAGATAAGAATTTGTGAAATAAGTTTATCTACTGTCGTTAGGTATTCGACCAAAGCGCGTGGGTGTGCAACTAAAGACTGAAGGGCATCTGAGGTAAGGATATTTTCCGCTTCTAATCTACGAAGAGCCTCTTGTACCAGATTGATGTTGACAGCCGTAACGAAGGTATCAGACAACTCGCGTCTATCTGCATTTTGATTTGTAGTTGTTGCACTTGTGCTGAAAACATCACTTGCTGAACGATTGGTTTCTAACTTACGAGATACCGAGTCATTGGTTGATACTGCATCTATGAGATTGCGGTAGGCCGACATACCCTTCTGCAACAAGTCCGAAAATACGGATGTGTCTGATGCGGTGCGGGTATAGTTAACCAGTCGCGTTGGGCCACCACCATCTGTGGTTGCAAGGGCATCATCTAAAGCACGCTTTATTGCTAAGATTCTAGTCGCACTATCTGTGGTATCTAATGTTTCCGTTGCATGGCGCACAGATAAATATTGGCGCGAAAGTGTTTCAAATGTGCTAACCGTATCGGCAAGTCCACGGATGATTGCAATGGTGCGCTCAAGTGCAGCACTGGTTGCGAAGGAATCAGTTTCGGTTCGCGTATAGGTAGCATTACGGTAAGCATTATCAGCCGTTGTTAGAATATCACTAAAGAAGCGCACATGGTTCTGGTTGTCGCCCAAAAAGTCGATTGTGCTCAACAGGTCATTCAATGAACGAATGGAGGACATTACCCTGTCAATACTGTCGTTGGTTGTCATGGTATCAGCGAGAGTACGATTGCGGTTGATGGGACTCTGAATAGCACCAGAGGTAGTAACTGTATCGTTAGGCTGACGGACCAACGCCTGCTGGATTCCCAAGGCATCTGATGTCGCATTTATATTGTTTGCGCTTCGAAGTGCGCTAAGAGAACGATTTAATACTTCAAGCGTTGTGAGAGTTTCCGCAAGAATGCGGGCTACTACTTGACTACGGACAACCGAATCTGAGGTACTGACCGTATCGACCAAAGTACGAATAACGCCACGTATTGCAGTAATCGTATCTGCGGTTGTGAATGTGTCGGCTTGAGTACGTCCGTAGGTTGCTTTACGGCTTACACTGTCGCTGGTAGTAAGTGACTCGACTAATGCTGCTAATTTGGTCTTGATGGCAGCAATTGAATCACTGAACGAAGGTAATGTATCAAAGGCAGCACGGTAGTACGACGTTGGACGAAGCACACTATCCGAGGTCAAGATTGTATCTGCTAATGCTGCTACACGGGCAAAGGCAAGTGCAGGAGCGCCATCAGACATAACCATCATTTCTGAAAGAATGCGATGGATGTTTGATGAGGTGAGAACAATATCCTGAAATCCACCAGCACCAGAACCAATACCAATACTAAGATTGTAATGGTTGGCTACCTGCGCTGGGGTTAATACTGTGTTATAAACTGCGACTTCATCAATGGTTACGGCCGAAGTGTTTGTAAGACCCGGTGCGGACCCAATACTGAGTTGCGAGTTTGTTGAATACCCACCAACGGACCCGGTAATTGCTAACGATGTTGCTATGCTGTTGACATACACAGTCACGGCGGTTCCATCATAGGTGCCCACGACATGGTAGGTCCCTGTACCTAAAGTTGCGGAGGATGCATTTTTTGCCAAACCACCGATAAGCACAGAGAACAGGAGAAAGTTCGCAGGCTTCCATTGTAAACGCCACGGAAAGTTTCCCGTACCCGTGTAACTCACAAGCGGGATGGCACCACCAAGAGCATTGATTGTAACGATACACTCTACCGAGAAGTTAGTCGTATACTCAATTCCGGTAAGACGGCTGGTAGATACCGACGATACGCCTGCCGAATACGCTACGGCGGGGAAGGTCATGGCGGTATCGGAGTCGCCCGTTACTAAGCCCGCTACACTCTTGGTGACCGATGAGCCAACGGTTGCATCATAGACGCCTCCACCAGTCCCGGAGTTGACGGCTGTGCTTCCAGTATCATCCAAACGGTAATACACCAATGGACTGTCATTGAGAATTGCAGCCGAATAAGACCCCGAACCTAAACCAAAGGCATTATCTTGTACGGTGCGGGTACCCGTAAAGGAACGTGCAACCACATCTAACGTTGTTGATGTGTTGGTTGGTTGACGGGTATTATTCTGAAGTCTTGAGTTCGAGTCCGAGGTGGTGAATGAGTCGGATACAGGGCGATTATGACCTTGGATTTTGGTGATAGCGTCTGAGGTGGTGAGGGTATCGACGGGAGTCGCGGTGTATGTCTGAGTTACATGGGTAATTGAGTACGCGATACTATCAGACAGCAAGCTCGCTGGACTAAACGACGAGGGCGCGATGAGAACAATCGCCGCCGCGACGGAGCCGCTACTGCCAGAAAACACGAAGTTCGCCGTTGACGACCCGGTTGACGTTAGCGTCGTGTGAGCTTGACCTTCTCTGCCTCCGTTGTTGGTGTTGTCGAGCGTGTAGCCGGCGATGGTCGGACCGCTGGTTGAATTGCCATCAACACCACATGCAATAGCGAGGCATCCACCAACGGTGGGTGATGCGGAGACTGATGTCGAGCTTCCCGTGCTGTTGTGGACGTTGATTGGTGCGCCGGTATTGAAGCCGGAGACTTCATAGACGACCATACTGTACTCGCCGCTGTAACCAGCAGCACCGCCGACGTTGAAGGTCGATGTGTCCGTGCTTTGCACGGTATAGGTGAGGATGTCCACTTCGTCCGTTCCGCCATTGTGCTGCGTTTCAAGGAGCGTCCAACCATTGCCAGCTTTCGCCCCGATGGCGTAGTACGATGAAAGCGCCGCGACGAGGAGATTGCCGGTCGCGGGGCGCGTCGAAAACGTAACCGCCGGTTGGTTATTTGAAGCGTTGACTACCTTTTGCTGGACAACTTGGACCGACGTCGTGCCCGGCCCGGTCTGCACACTGTCAGCGAGACTCGCGGTGTATGTCTTTGGCGGCAGGCCAGCATTGTAGTGTGCTGAGACCTGTGCTGCAGTGAGGGCGATGCCCTTTTCC